ATGTTTCCGGTCTTTAACGGTGCCGCGACCTTGCAGGAGAGCCTGCAATCCATTGCGGATCAGGATTTCGTTGATTTCCGGGCCATTGTTCTCAACAACTGCTCGACGGACGAGACATTGCAGGTAGCGCAGCGCTTTTGCGAGAAAGACGTCCGCTTTTCCATCGTATCGAACGACGCCCACCTGAGTGCCGAGGCAAATTTCGCCAAGGCCGTAAAGCTCGGCGCTGAAGCAGAGTATTTTTGCCTCAGGGCAGCGGACGACCTTTCATCTCGGGATTTCCTGGGAAGGTTGGTCGAGGCGCTTGACGCGGACGGCACAAAGTTGCTGGCCGCCTGCCCGACAAAGAGCTTCAACGACAAGGGCTTTAAGCTGAAAAGCCCGGCAGCCAACATATTCGATTTCCAGAAGTCATACGCAAGAGGACGTGTCCCACGGAACCTGACATTTCCGTCGGAGTGGATTTACGGCCTGTTCAGATCGCAATCTGTCGACATCTTGATGGCGCGCTGGTACGAGCTCGGCAATCCTTGGGGTTTTGCGTCTTATGTCCTCTCGGAATTTGTTGTTCGCGATTTGGTCGCCTATGTCTCCGGCCCCACCCTTGATTTCAGGGAAGGATCCGGCTCGCAGCAAAAGTACGGGGCGAAGGGGTTCCGTGACAAGCTTTCGCAGCGACTGACATACACTCTTGGCTGCTACCGTCTCGTCGACAAACTACCGCCGGTTGGCCTTTTGACGAGAGCGAAGTTTTTCAGGATGTGTTGGAACGATGCACGCCGGAAAACGCGCTATAAGCTGCTTTGGATCTTCTAGGAGTCGGTGTCCAGCTCATGAACTACCCATTCCCCTCTGGCGTGCCGGACCTTGCACGGTCGTTCCTCGATCGCCTCCGGACCGACTACGAGACGTTTCGAGTAACCCGGCGCGAAAGGCGTAATCGGAGCGATGTGACGATGCAGCCGCTTCGCGAGATCAAGTCCCTTGCGCCAGCCGATGTGCCGCTTGTCTTTGTTACGCATAACGACACTGCGCTTCTAGGCGCGTTCATCCAACACTATCGCCAGCTGGGCGTAACACGATTCATCTGTGTGGACGACGTTTCCACCGACGGAACACGCGAGGCTTTGCTGAGCGAACCGGATGTCGACGTCTGGACGTCGCCGATAAGGTATGGCCAGGCGCGGCGGGGTCGAAACTGGAGGGAGCGTCTCTTCTCGATCTATGGTTTTGGGCGATGGTACGTCAACGTCGATTCCGATGAATTCCTTGTCTACGACGACTGTTTCAAACGATCGTTGCCATCGCTGTTCAATGCGCTTGAAACGAGGGGCCTGAAGCGAATGGCAGCCCCCATGTTGGACATGTATCCCAAGCTCAGCGAAGTCGCAGAAGGCTCGCTTTCCGTCGACAGGCCTTGGCAATTTTCGCGCTATTTTGATGGCGACAGCTACCTGCCAACGCTTACCAAACGCGGCATCAGTATCAAAGGCGGTCCGAGGCGGCGGAAGTTTTCCGAGGGCAATGAGCTCATCAAGTACCCCGTCATTTTCTGGGACGAGGCGTGCTTTTTTGGCAGTAGCCCGCACCAGCCACTGCCCTACGGCCGCAACTTCCCCTCGATCTGGGGCGCTATTCTGCACTTCAAATTCTACACCAATTACAAGGCGAAGATAACGGAAGCGGCGGAGGGCAAGCAGCACTACAATGCATCCGAGCACTATCAGAAAATGATGGATATCCTCGATCGCGAAGGGGAAATCGATTTCAGCTATGATCACTCGATCCGCTATGACGAACCACAACAACTCATAGATCGTGGCTTCATGACGAAGATCGATTTCATTTCGTGAGGTTATAAGACGTGGAAAGCCCGGAGGGCTAGCTCCGGGCTTAATGGCGATCAGTGCCAGGTCTGATGGCCGTACCAGTCGTCGATGTCTCGCCGCGCGCGATCGCGCTCGATGCCATAGCGCTCCTGAATCTTGCCTTCCAACTGGTCGCGTTTGCCGGCAATCTGATCAAGGTCGTCGTCGGTGAGTTTGCCCCACTGCTCCTTGATGCGTTGTTGGACTGGAAGTTAACGACGGCGGCGTCGGAGTGTTCCGCAACTTCGCATATCCGTTTTGGCAGCGCGGCGGGAAACCGTCGGCAGATGTTCGGCTAACAATCGTTGATTTTGGAGCGGGTGAAGGGGGTTGAACTTTCACCGCGTTAATTGTTTTGCTTCAATAATTTCTAACGCGAAATAGACGATGGGGCGCAGTTAGGGGCTCATTTTGGGGCTCAGAGAGCGGCACACTTTCTAACCCACAATATATTGTAAGATATCGGAGGCCGCTTGTCTTCGCACTCCCAAACCCCCATTTCTCCTGTCGTTTCAACCAAGGAGATTTTGAATGTTAAGCACCGAAGCTATTGCCACCGCGAAGCTGGAGACCCGCTATATTACGAAAGTAGATATCCATCACGAAAGCGACGACTGCATTAGGATCGCTTACCAATGGCTCGACGCCCAGACAAAGATACAGGGGGCAACTAAAAAGAGCCGCCCACTAAAGCACATCATCGAGGCTTGGGGCGGGCGCTATGTCTCACAGAACGATGTTGAAGTTGCAGCTCATATGCATCCCGATGTCTTCGGTTCGTACCCTCACTTCAATATAGCCTCACGCCTGGTGGAACCTAGCGCTACTCGGTTAGACGACATTGCAGAGGCAAACACCCAGCTCGGCTACAGGGAGAGGAGCAAACCCGAGAAAACCTACTCCTCGAAAGAGTGAGCCCCGCTTAGTTCTACCGTGTTTTCGGAGATGGGTATGCAAATAAGCAAGCTGGATGCCGCCAGGAGACAACTCCTGGCGGCTATACATTTGCAATGGTTTCTGGTCGAGCCGATCGCTACCTATCAGCTTGCCGCCAATGCGGCGGAGGTGTGCGATGGCCTCCTATCAGCCATGGGAACCATCAGGGTCAAAGAGCGAATTCAGGAGGTGCAGGGGTGGAGTCCGAAAGACATCGCCGCCCTCGTCAACAGACCTCGCAACTTCGTGAAGCACGCGGATCGTGATCCACACGACCTGATGGAGGATCTCACCGCAGAGGCATGCGATGGCATCATCCTGACCGCATGCGTCGATTATTGTATCGCTTCCGGTCGATCACCAATCGTGGTCGGGGCGTTCGTTGCTTGGTTTGCTGCAGTATATCCCTCCCAGACCGGAGCTTTCTTCGCGAGTGAAGCCCAGCGGCTGTTCCCCAAACTTGAAGGGATGCCTCGTGAGCAGCAGGTCCTTGCGGCGCGAAAATTCTTGGCAAGCCCAGTGGATAGCTCGCTTTTGCACGACTATCGCAACGAAATGACGGATGGCTGGCGCTGGAACGAACTGATGCGATCGGGACAAGATTTCCGCTTCGAGTGATCAGCACCGCAATGCGAGGGTCCACCCAGTTTCGGAGACTGTGGAGAGCTGCATAGAGACTTCTACGACTCAATCTTGGCGCTTATCTTATGGTTGAAACCAACAAGGAAATTTCAGCCAATGCTTACACCAGAGGAAGAGCATCGTCGCCAGCAACTGGAGTGGTTGCGAGGCGATGCGCATATCGCGCACGAGGCTCAGAGGAAGTCGATGGGTGATAACCTCGGGATCGTTGGATCGTTCTCTACAGCAGCAATGAGGGCGCCAGCGCTCGCTGCTGCAGGGGCAATCGCCGCGTTGCTGGGTTTCTTCTCTGCAAATTATCGAGCAATCTCTGGGACGGTCGGGCAGCAATTCTTCAACGATGCTCTCTTCCTATTCGCCGCGAGCGTTCTGATGACCGTCCTGGCCCCAGGTCTAGCGTACTTCAGTCAGTATTCGTTCATGTGGTCTCTGGCGAAAGAAGAGCTTCACTGGGAACGACCTTTTGTGCGATCTACGAAGGCCGCCAAGCGATTGAACGCGGTAGGTGTAGCCATTCAGGTATTGGCGGTATTTTTCACTTTGAGCTCGATTGTACTGCTTGTACTCGGCGGGATCTCATTCTTACATCTCGCTCGGTATGTCAGCGAAGTGGGAACGTTGCCCCAGATCGCTGTCCCAGTATGATCGTAACCCGAACGAGCGCCCCAACGGCGATGGCTTCCGGAAAACCCAAAGACGAGACGACAATGCCACTATATCACTACGCGCCTGTACGACTCTCTGCAGGCAGCATCATCGAGCCCGGCAACTGGGGCCGCGTGCTGAAGCGCTACAACATGAATGGGTTCGGCAATCCTTGGCTGATCGCTCGAGAACTAATTTTCGAAACAGCTCGCCTGCAGTTATTTCCTGACAAGCCGTCCCGACTTTCTTCTTGTTTCGCGCTCTTGACCCTTGAAGAAGCCACTGCTTATCAGGCTGCGAACGACCCCAATTATATATCTGTGCTGCACGAGGTGGAACTCGTCGAAGAGGAGGCCTCGCAACATACCGGCGCTTTGGTCCACCTGAATTGGCCTGCAAACGGTATGGCCTTCGTTGATCAAACCAGGCTCAACGCGGCAAAGTATTGGGAGGCGGAAGGCGATGGCGAGCGTGAGCTACTGACAGCCTCAGCCCTGCGCGTCGTGGCCGGCGTCTGACGCCACTCGTCACACGACCGAATGTCCTCCTGCCACATTATTATGAGCTTTACTTTGACTCAAACAGACCCGTCACTTTTGCCGCACCCTGTCCTCAGGAAGCAACTCGGCGCTAAGATTACCGATTATAAGGCAGCTTAATCAGGAAGCCTCATGCCCAAGCCATTAAAGCGAATTGAGAATGCAGAATTTTATGATCTCCTTGGGAAAGCGAGCGCCTTTGAAGCCATCATAAAGGGCGCGATCGCGATCGAGGCCGAAATGGAAGCGCTCTTTGAGCTTGCGTTTTTCGATTCCGCAGCGTTGGCAGAAATCGGGCTCACTTACAGCCAAAAAGCAACGCTGCTCATCGCAATCGGACTGCAGCCGCGATATGCGCCGCCTCTACGCGCCCTTGCGAAAATGCGGAATAAGTTCGCCCACACCCTCGATCGAGGCGGAGTTTTCCGGCTTCGACGCAGACAATTTCTACTCTTCATTCGCCAAAGACGATCGCGAGATCATCGCTACGACGCTGGCCAATATGCCGAGCAACAGGGATGAAGAGGGACGGCTGAGAGAATTCAAAGACTTCGACGCGAAGGATAAGCTAAGCATCTGCATCGTCACTCTCAGGGCAGCTATCATTTCTGCTCAGCGACAGACCGTTCCCCTGCTTGCTCCACGACCAGAGCAACGGTCCAACAGTCAAACGCAGTAGCGCCCCACGTCCCGAACGGCGATGGCTCCCGCAAAACCCAGCAAAACCGGGACAGGCGCATGTGGTTTGTTCGCGCCTGTTCCGCTTCTGTCCAATGAAACGGTCCGCAATCGGTCCGGCGACAGGCCTATGCAGCAGCAAGAAGGGCGTTGTGTATTTCGAGAATACGACCTGACACGTCGGCCACTTCCTCGTCCGTCATTTGGCGGAGAGTAGAGCGGATGGTGCCCTCGCCTGCGATCTGAGCCGGCTTTGCTGTGACTGTCTTGTGCAGGGCGTCATAGTCAGCCCGCACATCTTCCAGCAACTCTGGGATTTTGACAGTCGCGAGCGCGACGAACGCCGCCTCGACGCGCTGTCGAATGTCCCCAAGTCCAACTAGGCAATCAACTGCGCTGGAAAATTTCTCTCTGTGATATCCATCAATCATGCTTCAGTCCCCGTTCGAATTCTGCGGAAATTGCAGTCGGGACTAGATGGCGATGGCTTCTAAGGTTTGCAAGAACGAACGGAAAAGGCCTCGACACCGGTCGGGGCCTTCCGCTTCCGTCAATTCGATTGCAGGGCAGAGATCAGGTCTCCAGGCAACCTGATCGTCCAGCCGGCATCGCTAGCCGACCAGCCCGCGACGTCGTGTTTCGCGCCCCTCGCTTCTGCCCCGACAGCAGGAATGATCGTCATGGCGCTAGCTACCTTGGTCATGTCCTGAAACAAATCCGGTTTGTCCCGGCTTTCCGCCTCAGCCATCAAGCCAGCCGCCTCCAAGAACCGCCCGCGCAGAAAAAGCAGTGTCGCATCGTGCGGTCCTGCCTCCCTGCCAACTCTCACAAAACTTGCTGCAGCCATCGCCGCCGCACCACCAACCACAAGCCCCCTTCGAACTAGACAAGGAGAGTGGTTCGCGCCGGCACCATCTCCGGCACGCTCTGCATCGCATCGCATTTCCATGTTCCTTAGATCATTGCCCAACTCGAAGCAGGCCGAGCCAGGGCGCTCTTTCTCGGCCGACTTCACTACTCACTCGCCCCCGGCAGTATCGCTTGACGGCAGTTTTCGTTAACTAAGCTCAACCATCGATACGCATAACAAATCTGTGGCATCGCGGTGGCATATCGGTCAACCGTCGTTTGTGGCATCGCTGTGGCATGGCTGTGGACGACTTACATTTTAGGTTACGAATACCTGAACAACTGAAAAAACGGGTTGCCGCTTCGGCACGAGCCAACGATAGATCTATGACAGCCGAGATCATCGCCCGCCTTGAAGGATCCTTCTTAGCCTCCGACGTTGACCCCACGGATCCGGAGCTGAATTCTATCGTGGCGGACTTCGAACGCTTAAAGCGTCGAGTAATCCAGTCCAGGCGAGCAAAGTAAGGGCCGATCAGGAGGAACTCGTCTGTTTGGCGATGCATGCAACGATTGCCGCCCCTGAGCCGGTAGAGCCACGCGCCGTGAGAAGGTGAGGCTTATCCGCGATCCCATCGTCGATCGCAATCTGCTTCTTTGCTGCGGCGAAGGCTTCAACAAATTGCTTCGCTTGTTCGCCATCGAGGGTGACCTCAGACGCGGCAAGGCTATCTCCGACGGAGCCGGTTTCCCCTTTAGCGTCAAAGAGGAACTTGCCGTCGAAAGCGAACTTCAACGTGGGCTCAAAACCACTGAGGCGCTGGTCATACGCGAATCCTGGGATCGCCCGCACGACGAGGCCCTTTTTCGCACTGTCACACAGCACAAACACGCCCGAACGGAAAGACGTCATGAAGTCGACTATGACGCTCTCGCCACCCGAGAAGGGGTCGGCTTCCTTTTTAACTGACCAATTTTGAAAGCCAGCCCAGCCTGGGGCGGCAGATGACACCGCGATCGCTGACGCAATAAGAAGAGCACGAACCATTTGAACCCCCTGTCCGATCCTATGTATATGCGACAGGTGAGCCGTAGAAATCAACTATGAAGCGAAAGGCGCGAGCCTTGGCAAGATATGAGCCGAAGTACAACTGGCGCCGAACGAAGATCGACGAGCGAGACGAGCCAACCGATGCCGACTGGTCAGGGTACGATGGGGACATTGTGGTCGGGAGAATTCAGAAGCAGCCGCACGGTCCGATGAAGGACAAATGGCTTTGGTCCGGCCATGGGCCACGGACGAGAAAGAGGCTGCAACCGCATCAAGGCTATGAAGCCGAAGGCCGAGAGGCGATGCGGAAAGTCGAGGATTACTATGATCGGCTGATGGCCCACAATGGTCTGAGGCCCAGAGCATAAAGCGCTACGAGATCCCGGGCATGATCTTCGCCTTCCTTCTCGTCATGGGCTTTATAGCCGTGATCGGGAAAGGCGTGTGGTGGTTGGGTTCTTTGGTGTTTGGGCTAGGCGTTGGTGTCTAGCGACCGCTGTCCACGCTTTGCCTTAGCAGGACGCCTCGCGGGCCGCTCCTGGATATACTCTTCCTTGACCATCAGCATCTCGGCAGCCAGAGCTGCAGCCACGAATGCCGCCCTCGCCTGCTCGGGGTCTCTGAACCCCTCCATGGCCTCTAGGCACATGGTTTGAGCGACGACCCATTCCTTGCCTCGATGATCCTCCGGCCAGCGGTAAAGCAGGCTATAGGCGAGATCGGCAAGGGTCGAGTGCCGGCGCATGGAGATTCCGTTGCGCTTCTCGACGCACACCAGGCAGTCTCTAATGGGGAAAGTTTCACCTACATATTGCGACATGCGTCACCTCCGGCCGAATCAGGTGAGGATTCATTCTGGCCAGTCAAGGTGCTTTATTAAGAATCTGCTAATTTGTCCGGTAGGTGACAGGAACAAACGCAGACCCATCTCCGTTTTCCCGCGCAGAAGAGGAACGCACACTCCCTCTTTTCCTTTCCTCGTCACCACCTGCCCCGCCAATAAAGCGGGGCTCTTTTTCATCCCGACCGGAAAAAAATACGACATTTTACGGATATCATTTCGGACCCGCAGAAGTCATCGTGGCTGGGCGTCGAGAACGGGTTTGGTTAACCGCGGCGCAGGGGTCGAGAGATCTCCTCGGCCAAGGGCTGCGTTGGATCGGCCCTTGGCCAAATCCGTTTCAGGGAGTGGCGGCCGCCCTCGCCCGCTCACGCTCCAGCCGATCGAGACGCTCTCGAAGGTCGAGCATGAAATCGCGCTGCCCGTACACGCTTCCCTGAGCCTGCTTTATCTCATCAATCTGACGCTGGAAGTCCTTGCTGCGATCGTCGTAGTTCTGCCAGACCCGCTCGTGCTCCGCTCGAGGAACGAGGCTTTCTCGAATATCCTTGATGGCAATGTCGGTGCGCTGGCGATCTTCAGACGAGCGGGCTGTCCGCCACTCCATCTCCTTTTGGGTCACCATATTCGCGGTCACCTTTTCCAGTGAGGACTGAATGCCCTTGTTGGTCTCGATGATCGCGACGTCAAGGCGGTCCTGAGACTTGCTCAAAGTGCCATAGAAGAAGGCGCCCAGCGCTGCCAGGATCGTGAAGCACACGCCGGCGGCCGACCAGATAACCGGCCACTGTGTCTTGCTGTTAGTGCGCAGCTCGTTCGAGAGCGTATTGATCGCAGAGTTGATCGTCTGGAACCCGGTGTTCATGTTCGATCGGAGATCGACGATGTCCTTGCCTTGGTTCTCGACTCTCTCGGATAATCGGGCCCATGAGGTCATAGGGTCGAAGCCGTTGCTCGCCATATCTGAATTTCCCATCAGCCCCAATTACCCCTGCAATGCGCATTTCCAATGCACTGGTTTCATGATTGACCGGGTCGCTCCGGTCCACTATTTGCCCGACTGCCGCGCTCATATGCCCCCGAGGCGGCACTAGGAGGGTCCGATCAGCCTTAGAGGGTCGGACCCTTGCTTATTCCGCGCCGTAGCGTGTCTTTACGTCGTCGTAAAAGCTTGAGCACCGCTCGGTTCTGGCGTTTTGCCTGTCGAGGGCACCTCGCTCGCGGACGATGACCGAGCGGAGTTCTGCGCCAACCTCAACAGCCGCGTGGGCCTCGTGTCGCCGGCAGTCTTCAGGCCAAGCCGGCAGCGCGATCCCGGCCCGTATCTTGCCTTGCGTCGCCGCAGCGGCATCGAGGCGCTTCGCCGTGGTGCAGCCGCTAATGACGGCGGATGAAATCAACATCCCGAGCATCAGCAGCGCAGGAACGGTTCTTCTCACTGAGGAGCAACTCATTGGCCTTGAGATCCTGTTCGAGGGTGGCTTGCTTCTGCTGGTCGACGAGATCGTCCGCAGCTGCGCGTTTCTGAAATTCGTCCAGAGCCTGAGACGCGGCATCGCGCTGGCGTTCCATCTCTCTTGCCGTCTCCTCGGCCGCGACCTTCTCCGATTGAAGGACATAGCCTGATAGGACCGTGGCGTCGTGCTCGTGGAGCCACCAACGGAAGCCTCCGATGAGTGCCAGCAAGAGCAGCGAGCCGCCCAGCACCTTGCCGATAGGACCGGTGATGAAATCTGGCATCGGTCACTCCTCGTCGAAATCTGGGAGATCGACGGTCTTGCCGGCTAGCGCATGATGGCAGTCCGACAGGAACTGGATCTTTCCATCCGTCACAAACGAGTGGCAGTTTATCGGTCCCCGCCGCATCGAGCCTTGAACCAATATCGACGGGGTGAATGTTGGCGCGTCCGGATTGCGGTTGTAGCCCCAGATTGGCCCTTGACGGTTCGGCGCGTCCTCAACGGTGATAACGTGAGCACCATCGCAACCCGGGCACCAAAACATAACTCTTCCGCCGCTCGCGCTGCGGAGCTTCTTCGATAGTGCGCTCATGGCTTAACCTCCACCGTCGTGTCCGCATCGCCCTGCTCTACTGCCTGCTGGGCAATGCTGGACTTGCGGGCGACGTTGGTCTCCCAGACCGCGCCGAACACATAGGCGCCGATGATACTTCCCATCAGCAGGATCAGGTTCATTGCGATCGTGTCGCTGAGGGCGATCGGCCGGCCCCAGACAGCCAAATACGTGACGATGCCAGAGCACCAGATGAGGACGAGAATGATGATCCGGCGGCGAACAGCCCAGTCCGGCGAGGCCATATGATCCATAAAAAACTTCATTGGGAGGCCACCTGCAGGGCTGCATTGAACTTCTGACCATAGAGCCCGATCTCGTTGGCTCGATCGAGGCCGTTGATGATCCGGCGAGCATTCACCCAGTCCGACGACGTGGCAGTGAAGAAGTCTCGCAGCTTCTTGCCGGTGAACAGACCGTCACGCATACCAACGGCAATCACCTTTGCCGCGACATCATCCTGGCAAGCGAGATCCGGGTTGCTGACAAGGTCGATGCCGAGGAGGTCGGAGAAACGCCGATAGTTGTTTTTGCCGGTGATCTGGCAGTAACCCCTGCCCCGATATCGCCAACCATCACCGCTTACCTCGTCGCCGTTGCCCATGCGGTTCCCGTAGGCACGATTGGCAATCTTCACCGGCTTGCGGGCGTAGGCCTTGGCATCTGTAGCAGAGAAGTATTTAGGGAAAGTGCGAAGTAGCCCCGTCTCGGAATAGTTCAAGCTCTCGACGATCGGCTCGAACTTCCCGCCCGTCTCGATCATCGGCGTGGCGAGGATGTACGCGACATGCCGCTGATCGGCGACCTGGAAGGTAGCAGCCGCATCGAGCAGCGCTACCATGCCCTGAACTTGAGATGTCGTTAGCGAGCCGGCAAAGATCGACGCTCGCACAGCATCGAAGAAATGCTTGCGGTCCATGGGACGCTCCAGATTGTGAGGGAGATCAGACGGGCTTGGACTTGAGCTGATGACGGCCGGCAATAGGAGTATGCTTCCAGCCGAGCCAGCGGGTCTTGTGGCGGTTGCCGAAAATGCGGTGCCCGTTTCTAAGTTCGACCACGTACCAGTGGTGAACAGCAGGGTAAGGGCTACCGCTCTCAAAGATCATGACCGAGCCATCTGCGGAATGGCCGAGGACGTATGCGCAAAAACCGTAGGCAGGGTTACGACAGATCCAGCAGACCCGCTGCCACCAGAGCCTGAAGCCCTTGGCGTTCGGGTCGTAGCCGTCTTTCCCCTGCTCGATGCCGCCGTCTAGGCTGGCGTCGTGGGTATAGAACAGCCAGAAGAGGCGCACCTGGTTCTTGCCTGTCGCCATTGAGATGCCTGCGATCACCGGGGGACAAGACCCACGCGACAAGCGTTGCCATCCATGAGAGCGGCAAAAGAAAGGGACAGAGCGCGACCGATACGGACGCTAGCCGGAAGACTTTCCAGAGCATGTTGGATTCCGATCTTTAACGGGAGCTTCCCGTTTTAGGCGACGGAAAGCCTTGTCTGGCGTGCTGCTGACAGCCTGCGCCCCAGAGATTGAGATGGCAGTTCAACCAGTTTGTAGCTTGCCCAGGCAGCGGCGAGGCATATCGCCGTCGTGATGGCGAACGCCGAACCTATCGACAGTCCAGCCGCCGTTAGAAGCGTCATGGATAGCGAGCCGACGGGCAGGTGTAGCAGGTAGAGCGAATAGCTAGTGTTGCCGAGGAATTGGAACGGCTGCGGCGTTTTCTTCATCGGGATGAGCATTGCAATAGCCATGATCGCCATTGCCCAAAGATATGTGTAGATTGGTGCCGTCTGCCCTACCCAGAGGTCGCCGCCCCACTTCATGGCGAAGAACGCCAGGAATGTCGCCCACGCCGCTCCGGCAAGAGCTAGCCACTTCCACTCCCGATGCTCTGTCCAGAGATAAACGCAACGGCCGGCAATCAGGATTGGCAGATAGATCAGGATGCTGACATCGATTGTGTAGGCCAACGGGCCCCACGTCATCGGAACGAAAACCGCGATCACGAATAGGAGCGCGATTACCGTTGCCGGGAAGGGGCGCTCCTTCGACATCGGGATAAATGCTGCCGTTATCGCGTAGAAGACGATCTCAACGAACAGTGTCCACGTAACCGTGAGGGCCGTCGGAACGGCGAGAGGCCAGCTAAGCAGAAAGAGGTTAGCGACGATCGCCGTGGGTGTCGTGCTGTTCACGCCAAGCGGCGCACGTAATCCCAGAGATGTAAGCAACCAGTAGACCAGAAGCGTCAGCAGGATCGCCATGACAATCGGAGGCCAAAGCCTGCACACCCGCTTGATCATGAATTCCTTGGGGCTCTCCCGCTGGGAGACTTTTGTGATGATGAATCCGCTGATCAGGAAAAAGAGAACCACTCCGAGGTGCCCGCCGAACTGGAACAGGCGTAGGGGATCGAAGATGTGCTGGCTGGCCCAGTTCAGAGGCGCCCAAGGAATGCCGCTCCCACCGATCCACCAAGCCCCGACATGGGACCAATAGACCATCGCCGCAGCTATGCCCCGGAGAAGGTGGACGAACTCAATTCGTTGATGGGATGGCTGCGACATGAAGATCCATTAGCCCGTGAAAAGATGCTACGCAACCCCGACGGGCAATCGGTCACCATTCCTATTGTTCGGTCGGCGGAGGATCATCGGCCGACGGCGGTGGCGAGAAGACACCGTCTTCATAGAGCCAGCCAATTTGCGCGTCCTCGCTCTCGATCCAGAAGTCCCGGTCGGGCCACTCCTCCGGCAGGCCTTCGTCGTCAAACACTGCGCGATTGACCACGACGCCGTCTTGCACAAAGCAAAATGTTCTCATTGTGAACAGTACTCCGTTATCCGAATGACACCAGACAGGCCGGCGCCGCCCGCCTTCGCCGGGTTAACGCTATCGGAAGCTCCGCCGCCGCCTGATCCAAAGCCGGTACCTGCTTGGCCGACAGCCCCTACCGTGCCTACTCCGCCAAAACCGAACATTGAGTTTCCACCTTTGCCTCCGAAAGTCGGGAGAGCGACACCCTGGTTCGAGGCAAAGCCGCCATTACTGCCCCTTTCTCCCGGCGTCTTGAAGTCTCCGGTGCCACCGGTCCCGCCCGCGCCGCCGGCTCCGGCGTTCGCGGATGGGGCTCCGGTCCCGCCAGTTCCTCCCGCAGCCGTGACCAATGTCCCACCAAGAGACGTTGTGCCACCGTTGCTGCCGTTGTTGGCGCCAGCAACTCCGCCGCCACCGCCGGCGCCAACGACCACCGCCTTCGATGCGGCGACCTGAGCCTTGGTCAAGATCGACTGGGAATATTCACCGCCGCCACCGCCGCCACCGCCGTTGATAGTACTGGCTGCCGTCGCCGCTGCCCCGCCACCGCCACCGCCACCGCCTATGCATTCGACCAGGCAGAAGAGCATGTTGGCATGTGGCGTATACGTTCCCGAAACACTGAAGATTTGCTGCCGTACAGCACCAAACGGGGTCTGAGCCGCAGGAACGGCAGCAGCCCTTTGGTAGCTCGTCACCTTCCAGTTGCCTGCCCCAAGGGAGCGGGCAATTGCAACGTCGCCAGCGGCCGTGACGATGTTTGCCCCACCGGGAAGGATCAGGCTGACCGCGTTATGGGTGAGCGTTGCAGCGCCCGCGAAAATGAGCACGCGCTCAGCGCCGGCCGCGACAGTTCCGAGGCTCGTAACCGTTGCCGAACCGGTGACATTGACGACGACCCCGGTCGCCATCGCGAGATTGGTAGTCGCCGCGCTGGCAATATCGTTCGACTTTGTATTGATGGCATCGTTGCGCTTTACTGCAGATGACAGGCTAGTATGCCAGGCCACGCCATCGCACTCGACGATGACGAAGTCACCATCCGCGAGAACGACGTTTGAGGCTCCATCAATCAATTCGGCCCCATTTGGGTCGAGTGTGACGGTGCCGCCATTGGCCTTCGGCATGAACGCAAATCCGTTGCCAGCCACGCTGGCAGCCGGCAAATTCAACGTCAAACCCGCCGTGCATTCGATCAGGGTCCACCGATCGTCTGCAGCCAAATTGTAGTTGGCAGCCTTGGTCAGGAAGCGGAGCAAGCTTAGCTGCCTCAAGAACAACTGGCCGGAGGCACCATCCTTCATCACCGGAATTACGTGATCCGGCGCCGCGAAGGCCGTCGTAGGAAGTTCGTCGATTCTAATGTCCATCAGATAAACGCCTGTAGCTGCATCTGTCCCACCAGCGGGGTGGCGCCGATATCTCGGTCGTAGTCAGATTGAATGACCCCGGTGACGCTATACCGAGTAACGTTCTTGCTCATCAGGCGGTTTGCCCACCCCTGAAGTACGGGTAAGAGCGTTTGCCCCGAGATGCCGTCGACGATTGCAATCTGCGGCGTCCGAGCCCAGTTTAGCGTGAAGCTGTCCGTGTACTGTACGCCGTCGTTTCCGGTGCCAGTCGAGACGACGACCGGCGTGCCCGTCTTGGTCTGATCAGATGCGTACCGGTTCCGATTGGTGAGGTTTGTGATCGTCGGGACGTTCGATCCGTTGGTTACGACGCGCGCCACCAGCATGTCGTCGTAGCTGCTGTCGAAGACGGCAAACACCTCTGAAAGAGCCGTCGGATTGTAGATTGCATCAGCAAGATCCTTGAGCACGAAGCCCCCCGTCGGCGACCAACGAAGGTGGTAGGTCTTGTTGGCGGCCGTCGCGAGATCAACCTGGGCGGTGGTGATATTGAAGATGCCACGATGCAGGAAGTCATAGCCTGCCGGCACACGGACCTGCCCTGTTGACGGCGAAACCACGGGGATGCGGCCATCGGCCGTCAATACCTCCGGGAAAATCGGGAGCCGCGCTCGGGCCGCCGGCATCAAGACGAAGTTGCTCGTATCACCCCCGCCAGTCGCCGCCGAGATCAATTGCTGGATTGCCTGCAAAAGCTGCGTGAGATCTGCCTTCGAGGCCGGAATACCGGCCGCCGCTATGACCGCCGCGATCTCGCGCTGTGGATGCTCGATCGCTGCTGCTGGCACGCGAGATCCCGACGTCCCAGCTGCAGTATTGCGATCGATGTAAGGCGCGTTCGGGTCCGCGCTGCCGTAAGGAGCGTTGTATTCCATGATAGTCCTCTTGAGTTTTAGGGGGTGTCGCCAGCACTACCGTTGTTGCGAGTAGCGCCACCGCCGCCAGCACTACCGCTGTTGCCAGCAACACCGCCAGCACCACCTGTGCCGATCGTGACTGCGACGATGGATGACGCACCGCTGTCGCGCTTGGTTAGGAAGGTTTTGCGAATGCCACCACCGCCACCGCCACCGCCGATCCACTCAATAGAGTGATAAAGCCTATGGCAGCACGATCGTGCCACCCATCCAGACGACTTGGAGGCGTTGTCTTCCATCTTAACCTCGTGAGTTCTAGAGCGTGACGAGCAGCCGGTTGCCGTACCCGTCGGTGATGTATTTGCCGTCCTCGGTCACGAGCGCGGCGAGAGTGATCCATGGTGCAAGAACGGGCAGCGTCCAGGCGGGGGCCAACTTGCGAAGTAGGCAAAGGATTTGTTCGGCCGCGCCAAACGAAAACAGCGGGTCGTAACCGCATTCGCCGACGCCAGCCTCGAAGTAGCTAACCCCGACGTCCTTCACGCGAACGATCCAGTACACCTCTTCCGACGCGCGCCCGCTGGTGTGAAAGCCCCCGAGCTCGGAGAAGCCGCATTCGAATATGGACGGCTCTTCGATTTCGATTTCGAAGCCATGGTCGAGCGCCAACCGGACGAATTGCTCCGGATGATTGACCGAGTCTGCCCTGACCTTCCGGGCCAGCTCCCGCAGCCGCTGGACTGTGGTTTGATCTCCGATGAAGCAATTTTCTGGAAGCCCGTATTCTGCTTCCCAATCCGGCAGCAACTCGTCTACGCCGTCAACACTTGCCTCCAGCGCCAGGCGAAATGCCCTCGCGTAAAGCCAGACAAATCCGTCGAGCAAGACCCTTGTGAACTTCGCGAGGCTGGATGTCACCGACATAGCCTGCCCATCGGGAGAATCCCAAGCCGGCCCTTGAGGCCAGAACGCCAACGCAGACGCAATCAGGTCGTCGTTTGTCGGGGCCGCCAGTGCATCGTATGGCGCGGCAACAGCTATTGCGCCACCATCAACCGAAGGCGAGCGGGTGATAGTATTGAAGGCAGGACTACGCGCCATAGGTGATGGTCCCGAGAACGGGGAAATGCCCGTTGCTGTAGGTAACGTCGTCGAGTGGAGCAGCGAGAATATGCCGATCCTCGCCGGTCACGGATGAAATCGCCTCGGCGATCCAAGATCGCGAGAGCGTGAACGTGTCCCCCGGAATGCCAGGCTGTCCGCGATCTAAAAGCACGGTCGAGACCGCAGCTGCGATGCCGTCGCGAACGGTTTGGCTGTCGTTCGCGAGGCCGTCGATCACCAGGTTCAACGGCTCAGGCGTCGGCGCGACCGCGACACTGTCATCGATCCGGATCAACCGCTGCGCGTCGATCGCCGCTTGAACGACAAGCACATCGCCACTGGTCGGAATCAGGTTCGGCCTTCCCGCGAAAAGGAAAAAGACCGATATGAAGCCCGGCGCCAAAGGTTGCCGGAAAGCCCAAGCCTTCACGACACCAGGCACATTGAGGGCGATGTTTTCATAGTCGCTCAGCGTGCCCCCGCCCGGCGGGTTCTGCTTTCGGTGCAGCACACGCGAGCGAAACACCTCGAAGTCCTCGATATCCGCGCCGCCACCGATGCCCGCCGCTGACACCAACCACTCGGTCGGCAGATCCGGCCACAAGACGGGATCGGCAAGCGCGAGAATTCCGTCGGCGTCACGGTTCGTCGCCGCGCCGACCACCTCCGATTTGACATCGAGAGTCAGTTCGCCGAGCGGGCTTGCAGATGCCGGCGCCGTCGAGACAAAGGTGACGTTGCCGGACAATAGCCGGATGCCAGCCGGATAGGTCACATTGGGAGTGCCCGATCCGACAACAGCACCGGAAGCCGGTGATGCTGCCTTGCGGTAAATGCCGATGTCCGACCCATGACGGAGAAGAAACGCCCCCGTCGCCGTCGAGGCAAACAGTTGCTTGGCAAGATAGGCCATGCGCAACTCAAACTCATGCGCCATGCTGGCGAGAACCTTGCCGGTGACCGTCACGAAATTGTTGGCAAGTGCCGAATCCGTCCCCGGCATGTACTGGCGGAATGCTCCGCGTACCCGAGCGGATGCATCAGTGAGCGAGCGGATTTGCCACGCCATCAATCTGTCTCCAGAGAAGTTCGAATTTCGAGCTGTAGGCCTGCGCACCGTTCCGCCCATAGAGCGACACACTCAGGTCGAGACGGTTGCTGCCGGCCGTGGCACTCACGTCAACCTTTGCTACCGCGCCCTGATCAATCAGTGGCTGCAGCGCTTCGCGAGCGTAGTCTTCGGCCTTTTGTTCGATGCCAGGGAAGAGTGCCGATCGGCGCAGCAGCCAAAGCCGTGAGCCGATGGGCGTTTCCCCTTTCATCACATCAAAGCTGTCGCCGAGCCAGCCCCGGTTCTCGTCGCCGTCGCGAAGCTCGCTTGTCTCCACCCGTCGATCGGTCATCAAGCAGATCAGCACTTGTGTCGCGAGCCCCTGTTCGGCCCGAAGATCGCCAGGGGCATCCGGATGGGTGAGCGGGTTGAGGATCAGATCGCCGACAAACCCGTCCCACCCGAGATCCGGCGAACGATAGGGCTCCTCGGCACCATCGGCCGGAATGATTTTCAGCATGCTGCCGCGCCTCAGTGTGAATGATGGTTGGTATTGCCGAGTTCGTCGATAATGGTGCCGGTCGCGTGAATATTGCCGACGACCTCAAGATTACCGGTGATCGTCACCTTGCCGGCGATCTTCCATTCGCCGCCCGTCATCGTGATCGTCCGGCTCCCGAAATCCATGACCACTTCAGCCATCCAGAGTTTGATGACATTGCCATTGTGGTCGTAGAGTGCCGTCGCTCCCGAAGGGATGCCTGCCGGACGATGTCCAGGATGCTCCCCACCGAAGACATAGGCCTGATCCGCATCGCCGTTCGGCGCGACCAAGAACGCTTTTGCGCCCTTGATCGGCGAAGAGGCAAAGCCCGCCGGCTCGATCCGGTGGATGCGGGTGTAGCCATCCTTTGCGAAGGCGCGCCCGTTGACGAACTGCTGTCCGCCACGCTCGGTATTTGCGCCATCGAGCTCGATCCGCTTTCCGATCATTCGTCCTCGTACTCCACGGTTATTGTGCCGGGCGCCGAATAGGCGCCTGCGGTCTTGCCACGTGGGTTCTCGCCGCCGAGGGCACGAGGATCTGCAAGCGACAGAACGGCAATCGTGCCTTGCCCTTCGCTGTCCTGCGTCAGGCTCACGCCCTTGATCACCATTAGTCCTTCGATACCTATCCAGCCGTCCTCGACATAAACCAGCCAGTTGCGGTTCCAGAGCATGCCGGCACCGTCTCGCCAGCCGGTCACCGTGATCGAGGCCGTAGCGGCAAAACCCGCGCCCCGCTTCACGCCCCAGTCGGCGCGCTTCTTCAGGCGATCGACGGTCGTTTCACCTTCGTGGGCAATGACAAGCGGGCGATGCCTAGATACGCCGCTGTCGCGTGCCGTAGCCTCTGCACGCAATTGCCGCTTGTCGGTGCCTTCGCTCGCTTGCCCACGCACTTTCACGGCGCTGTAGCGGCCGCGCTCGGTCAGCTCCGATGAGGCCTGCTCGATGTTGCGGCCCCAGAAAAGGCCACCCTTGTGCGTGCCCTCGGGCTTCGTCGCCAGCTTTAACTTTCCCTTCGGAGTGTCATAGATCAGAATTCCACGACCCCTCGCGCGACGCTCGATCGTCGAAAACAGCGTCTCGCCAACATGGAGCTTGTGGCGAGGTTCGCTGGGCAGCGAGCCGTCACTCTCGACCCCAACCCCGAGGCTGTCGAATTCCTTGGCGATCGCCGCAAGATCCTTGTCCAGCGTCTCGCCGGTCGGATGCTCGACGGAGCATTCGGTTGCGTCGACCGTGCGGGAGCAGATCGTCACCGTCAGGGCGCGCGAGCCAGCGTCGTGGGACGGACGAACGTCGCGGACGTACCCGGTCAACAACAGATCGTTGCCAGCCTTGATGATCGCCGGCCGTCCCGGCACAACCGGCACGCCGTCGCCCTGCGGCACCAACGCCACCTCGGCCGTGCGGACCGCCTCCTCCGCCGACATATTGACGGTTATGGATTTGACAGGCGGAAAGCCGTCGATCGTGATCGTTTCAAGCATCAGGAAGCCAAAGCATCGAAGAGGACAGGCATGACGAGCGGCGTGGCGGACCCGGCGATATCGACGAGGCTGTTTGCTCGGCTTGCATCGCCATAAAGCTGATAGGCGAGAACGGTCGAGGGCAAGGAAATGCCGGTCGAAACCTTGATCAACGGCGCCGCATCTGCCTCCAAATCCGAGATAACGCGAACGGCGGTTGCCGTGACGTTCGTTAACCAGGCGTAGAGATCCGCTCCGTCACCCCCCAGCTGGTCGATAGCCAGTGCAGCCACTTGACCGGCGGAAGCTACCCGCGACCGAGCCCGGCGCGCCATCGGCCGTGACGGCCAATCAGGACGACATCCAGCGACAGCGAGCCCCATGCCGAGCAGGATGGCGATTGCGTCAGCCGTCGCACCACTCGCGGTGACCGGCTGCAACAATCGGTCGAAGTCGGACGGTTCGTCGACGCTCTCGGCAATGACCCTCATCAACGAAAGCGCTTCGCTCGCGAAAACTGCCGCATCGAGATCCGGGCCGGCTGCAATCCGCGTCGATACGTCATTCAGGTCGTCGGCGTCCGTCACGATGGCGGCAGAAAGGTCCGCCAGCCACGAAAGTATCGTGCCTCTATCTGCCGCCATCATGAGCCCCCGAAATCAGAACAACTTTGCAAACTGCGCTGCAGCTGCCGCAAACTCGCTTGCGACAGCCGCCGTTAAATCGCCGATCGAAAGCACCACGTTGCTTTCGTTCAGCGTTGGAATGAACGTCACGTCGTAGCCGACGTAGCCCATTCGTCTCTGCTCGCGCGAACGCCTGAAATCCTGCGCCGTCGCCATCATCCCGCCGTCGATCGGCAGAACGAGATAGCCGGGCCCGTCCGCAAGCATGGTCGTCGCGAACGACCTCGCGTCGATATCTGCCAAGTCGCTGACAAAATAGATCGTCAGGCCATAGGCTGCCGTTGCGAGGCCCAGTTCTTCGACCTTGGTGACCTTGCTGCCTGCATGCTCATGGAGCGCGAGCCGCTTGCCGCCGGACAGGTCCTCGTAGTCGACCCAAAATTCAACGCCGCGAAAGCTGGCCCGACGCAGCGTCTTCGTCCAATCCCGCATGACACCTCCTAGAAACCGCCACCACCACCGCCACCGGCGGGCGCACCGGCCTGCGCCGGCATGGAACGACCGGTGTTTGCATTGACCGGAGGCCTGATGGCGGTCGCGCGGTTGAATGAGCTTGCAGCCGTCGCCAACTCTTTGGCGGCCGAGAGGATGGCCGAGCTGATGCTGTTGCCCGCCTCCGTCAGTGTAGCAGCCGATTCCTTGATCGAGGCACCAGCCTCGCGCCCGCCATCGGCCACCTTTTGTCCCGCCTCGTCGCCGGATTCCTTCAGACCAGTTGCATCGATTTTCAGCGCCTCCCGGAACTCTTCCTTCGACGGAATCCGGAAGAAGTCCTTCATCCATGACGTCACGCCCGGACCAATGGGCGATGGCATGCCCGCCATCGTCGCACCGGTTCTCGCAGGACCGGCGGGCTGGTGGCTGCGAGCAAACTCGCCATAGACATTCGCAATCGAAGGCGACACGCCCGGGCGAGCGCCTGGCATCGGCACGCCCGTCGATGGCAGACTATGCGGGTCGAGCTTCCGGTCTCCGCCGGGAAATTCCGGAAGACGCGGACCCTGTGGCATGTTCGGACCCTGCCGCATGCGATGAATAAAATCGGGATCGCGATAACCGCCGTCGAGCGCCATCTTGTCAGCGTCGGCGCTTTTCGAAAACGAGCCGAACGGCAGGTTGAGCGCCATCCAGCTTTCCGTTGCCCAGTATCCCTTGCCCTGTTTTTGAAGGCTTGAGCGGACAGCGTCACCGTAATCGATATCTCGAGAGATGGCGTCCATCAGCGGAACCGCCGGCCGGGACACGCCCCTGCCGATACTGTTCATCAGCTTGTCCCAGCTGCTCGAAAGTTTGTCGATGCTGGACTGAGTATCGCCAGTAACGCGCGCCAGGTCACGAAAGACCGTGCCGTCGACTTCGGAGCTGTTCACCGTTTTCAGAAATTTTTCATAGCTGTCGGCACTGGTCATCAACGACTGCATTCCGAGGCGAAACTGCTCGTCGGTAAAGAGCAAGGGCAGCTTGCTCAAATCGCCTTTGATCGCTTCTTTCGAAATGCGGACGAATGCAGAGACCGTATCCTCGCCGCTCTTCCGGGCAGCATCGAGTTCCTTGCGGAGATCGACACCCATTTTCGAGAACTTTGTGGCGGTGTCCTGCGAATAGATCTTACCAAAGATGTTCTGAGCGTAGGTCGCAGCAGACGAAGCCGATCCAGTGTCCTCGCGGATCGTCTGGAGGATCGACACGAGTTTCTTCAGTCCATCCTCGCCGGTGTAGCCGAGGGAGGCGAAGGAGTTGGCAAGATCCGGGATATAGGTCGCCATGTCCTTCAGTTCGAACTGGCCAGCCTTGCCACCCGCCACCATGATGTCGAAGGCGTGCTGCATCTGGCCGGTCTCCAGCTTCAGGGCGGAGGCCGCCTTGATCGCGGTGTTGGCGATGTCCTCGGTCGCGGATCCGGAGGCCTGCGCGGTATTGAGCACCGACGGCAGGAAATCCATCGCCTCCTTCAGGTCGAGACCTGATGCAACCAGCGTGTCGAGCGCTGTGATTGCCTGATCGACCGGCAACGACGTCTGCTTTGAGATGTCCTGCAGCCGCGTGAAAGCTGCGTTCGTTTCCTCGACACTGGCATTCGCGGTGATGCCGATGCGGTTCATCTGGCGCTCCACAGCGGCGAAATCCGTCAGCGCGCGCTTTGCGCCATATGCGAGAGCCGCAGGGGCGGCATAGCGAAGCATTGCGCCGTATGCTGCCTGCGTGCCGCGCGCGAGGGCGCTCTGTTGCCGGTTCAACGCTTCCGCCCGCCGATTGATCTCACCCATTTTGCCGGCGACGGACTTGAATACCTGTCCAGTTCGGTCGACAGCGGAAATCCGCAGCTGAGCTTCTACGGTGCGGGTCACTTTTTGTTCCTTTCAGCGAAGCTCGTAAACCGTGAGGCCCAATAAAGAAGTTGGCTGGGAGTCATCATCTCGACACGTTCGGCAGGCCACCCAAATTTGAAGACAAGCCAATCGGCGACTTCGTCAAGGTCGCCTACAACGGAAAAAAATCGAGGACCGCCTGCTCCAGGGCGAGCGAATCTGCGGTTGAAAGACCGGAGATACAGTCATAGCCAGGCTCGACGACAATCTTCTGGAGATAGGAGTCAACGACAGCGGGATAGCTAACGACTATCGCGCCGTGTGGGCTGCGCTGCCATTCCTGTGGCTTTCCTCGCCCCTCCATGAAGATTTCGTGATAGCGGGGTTCCCGGAGTGTGACCTCCGAGAATTCCTTGTCATGCACCTTGTAGGTATTTGAGAGCTTGACCACGACATTGGTCATCAGGCGTTGCTCCGGTTGTACTTCTCCGCAGAGATCGACAGTCCGGTGACCTCACCGTTGACCCGGTTCTGCTGCGGATTACCGACCACAAAGGCGTCCGTAAAATAGTGGGTGACGCCGGTAAAATCCTCGATCACGGTCACGTTGAACCGATCGGCCTTCATGAGCGCATCGTAATCAATGCCCTTGTCGGCGAACGAGATCTCGGCACTGCGGGGCTGCACCGTTCCCACCCGATCGACCGATCCGTCTTGGTTGGTGACCGCCTCATTCGACTGGCCCGCTGTATTCAGGTTGAGAGTGCCGCGAAGCGGGAACATCTCACCCGTGGAGAGACGCAAGCTGATGCGCCCACCGAAATTCTGACCCATGGGGAATGCCTCCTATTAGGGCGTTGATGATGCTGCGAGGAACGGACGGCGTCAGAGAGACGCCGTCGCTGCGGAGGTAAGGAACTGGCTGTAGATGTTGGCGAGGCCAGCGAAGATATCGAGCGCATTGACGCGATCCATCGGCAGCTGCGCATTGACCCGGTTCGGATTGTCCTGGTCGATCGACACGACGATGTACGGCAGAACCGAGGCTGCGTTCTTGAGGACGCCTGGCATTGACTGGTAGGTGTGAAACAGCGTCGCGCGAATGTCCTTCGGCGTGGTGATGGCATCGAGGTTGGACGGATTATCCTGCGCCAACGCCTTGTTCGAATGCTCGAAGGCAAGATCTGCCCGGAACTTCTTCAGGGCGTAGGTGATCTGATAGACCGCCTGAATGTCCCGGAACGTCGTGTCCGGCGCGCCGTTTGTCGTCTGTTGGTGGGTGATGATCTTGTCGATCGTCACGTCGCCGTTGCGGTTGACCGACCACGTCGACACGCCGCTCTTCAGCATGGCGTCGCGGGTCGCATAGTCCATCCAGTAGGTGCGATCGCGGGGAGCCAGAACGTCGACCACGACAAGACCCGACTGGTTGCGCGACACGTCGCCGTTGGCGCCGCCGCCAAGCCATGGCGCGATGCGAGCGACGAACGCTGCGACCCACTGATAGTCCGGCGTTCCATTTCCACCGCCGGTAAGCTGCGGCACCATAGTCAGATGCCACGTGTCGCGAGCGAGCGCGAAGGTCGCAAGGTTCGAGGAGGTATCCGTCTTCGGATAGAAGGCGCCGCCATAGAGCTGCTGCGCGTAGGACCAACGCCCAGAAACCGTGCCGAGGAACGTATCCAGCAGACCGAGGTTCGTCGTATCCCCGAACGCCGAAACGATGATCTCGAAGGGATCGTCGTTCATCGCGGCAAGAACATTCGCAAGCGATGGCGCGCCGGCGCCAGGCGTCGAGGTCGCGAACGTGAAGAGACCGCTGAAGGCATTTGCGCTGTCGAGCACGGGCACGAAGACGTCAAGCCCGGTCGCGTAGGTTCCCTTGTGCCGCGCGGTCAATGTGATGACGTTGGTGGCAACGGAAGCTGTGAACGGCAGGGAGCGACCGGTGATGCGGTTGTAGTAGGCGTTGATGGCGGCCGACAGAGAAGTGGCGACGGCGTTCGCGTTCGCGCCGGCCGGGATCTCGATCGAGACGGATTCCCCAGCAATCTGCAACACGCCATGCCCACCGGCTGCAGGAACAGCACCGACAGTAATGGTGCGGATTTCCGCCGTGCCAGTATCAGCAACTCGACCGATCCAGATTTCCTGCGCAGGCGCATTGCGGCGCGCAGCAATGAACATGGATTCAAGCATGGAACCGGCGCCAGCAAGGCGACGCGCGTCTTCCTTCGTGTTGCAGAGGGCGATGCTATCAGCAGCAAGCGAGCCAGCGGCAAGACCGTGACCGAGCAGGATCAGCCGCGTCTCGGCTTCGAAGTTGCCGCCGCTCTGCACGTCGAAGGTGAAGAGTGGCGCCGTCAGATTGGCAGGAATGTTGGATGCCATTTATTTCGAGCCTCCGGTTTCGCCGGCCGGATTCTTCGGCGCGGGTTTGGTTTTGACTTTGACGAGATCGCCATCCCTCACGAGCCGCGCTTCGTAAGGGCTGGCGAAGTTCACGGGATGCCCGTCGGCCGGCCAATCGCCTTGTCGACCGGGCATGGGAATGCGTAAGCCCGCGTCGCGAGGCTTGTAGAGAACGGTCATCAGACCCTCCGATGATCAGGTGAAATCAACTCTGGCGCCGGGCTGGCTCGGTCCCGCCTCGATTGTGATGCGGTCGAGAGATGGCAGCGCGTCCGGGGCGAAATGACTGGCGAGGGCCGCAAGCTTGGCCTTCGCATAGGACTGCGCCGGCAGCTGCGCATAGACGCTGGCAAGAGGCTCGGGCAAACCGGCCACCTCGAAATCATCGTCGCGGATCGCACAGTGAAAACGCATGGTCGTGCGCTGGATCCGCACACCGAGATCCGGCGCGGCAAATGTCTGGTATTCGATATTGACGATCCGCTGGACGAGCCGACGCCACAGACCACCGGCCTGGCTACGTTCAAGCAGATATCGTACTTGCGAGCAGAGTGCCGCAAGTACGAGCCGCGCTTCCGGGTCCGTCGTGGCGGCAGCAAACGCAAACTCGCCTTGCGCGTCGTGCTCGATCACCGCCAGTTCGGCGACGACATCGAGCACCGCGTCCGCATTCACGTCGACCGCAGAAGACAGCGGCCCGCGAAGAGCAACGCCTGCCTCAGTCGTGTGAAGAGCAAGGGTCGGCGTGTAGGGCTTGCTGCGATCAATGTCCTCGATCGCAGTCTCCCGGCTGTCGAGAACGTTCAGACCGGCCAGCGTCGGGAAGCCGGTTCCGGCCTCGACCGCTGCAGTCGGTCTCAGAACCTCGATCGCGGCCAGTCTTAATGCTTCAGCTGCTAGCACGTCAGGCCTCGGGCAAAGTCTGCTCGGTCGCGAGGATGGCCAAGACCGTCCCCAGCCCATCAGGGTCGAACCGAGAAATTGAGAAGATTGCTCCATCCTCCTCACGTCGGAGGAAAAAGCCGGGTTTGAGCGGCATACCATCAACCAGGCGAATGGATGCCTGTATCTGTAGCGCGCGGTTGGCGAGCCTGCCCATACCGGTCAGTGGCTGGGCCTTGGCATCGTTCTCGATCAGCGTGTTTTCGAAGAAGCAGGCGGACGAGATGTAGGATGCCTCGGAGGTCGAGAGGCGCCGGGGCGCGTTCGGATCTTTCGAGATTATCGGGAAGATCGTCACATCCTTGCCGTGAACACGTTCGACGGTGGAGCGGCTGACTTTCGCCAGCCGCTCGAAGATGTTGGACATCGGCTTAGACCGTGGTCGCGCCGAGCTTGACCTTCACGGTCGCGGAGGGGTTTGCAGCATCCGCGACGGCGATGCCGACGAGCGTATTGCCCGCCGACGTCTTGTTGACGTTCTTGGCGGCCGCGTCCCAGTAGACCTTGTCGCCCGTTGCGATCGCGAGAGCGGAAACCTTCGCCATCTCGAAGATGCCTTCGGTGGAGAGTGCTACCGATTCGCCTTGGGCGACCGTCGATGCAGCAACGCCGATCAACGAACCAATGACGACGATGTTGCCGGATATAACGCCACCGGCAGGCGCGGCGACGTCGATCGACTTCCCCGGCTGAACAAAGTTCTTCATGTCTGAATCCTCTTGATTTCAGAGAGTGCCTCGAACGAGGCGATGAAGGAGAAGGTTGGGGCTGATCCGGGCTTAAGCGCCCGGATCCTTGTAGGCGCCACGGAACTCGATCGCGCCGACGCCGAAGTCATGCTCGACAGTCATGGCCTGTCCCTGCGTACCGAAAGGTTCGTCGAAGCGAATGCGCGGCGCGCTGTAGCCATCCAACAGACCCCATTGATAGACGGCGGCCTCGTCCGGGCTGGCGAATAGATACCAGGCGTTCCCGCTAAGCTCGGCAGCGACCACCGGCTCAAGCGTGCCGACATGCGGATTGACCTTGATGGCGTCATTGGCGTTGATCGGCGACAGGTACTGGAGCGCCTCGGTCTCCTTGTCCGGAGAAACCAGCAGAATGGACGGCTGGACGTTCATCGTCGCACCGTCGAGGTTCTTCTGCTTGCGCATGGCGGCCTTGCCCGCGCCGATGCTCGCAACAGTAATAGCCGAGCCAGCTCCCGCCAGGTTGTTGTGGCTTGCATGGAACACGACCTGTCCGTCGGACAACTTCGTGTTGGCAGAAAGCATCATCGCATAGAACGTGATTTCCTCGAACCTCGCCACGGTCCGTCCATACCCACCGAGGACTTCGCCGATTGCGTTCAAGCGATCATTGACCATCATCTGACGGCTGACACGGATGCCTTTTGCGTATGGCAGGACAGCGATCGTTTCCTTGCCTTCGCCGAACGTGCCGAACTTGATTTCACCCGACTCTGTCAGCTTTTCGAGCATTGGGAACTCGCCGACCGAGACCGCATAATGCGGACGGAAATCGACGAAGTCGCGGCGGCGGGAAATGCGACGATAAGTCGGCTGCGCCAATGCATATCGACGCTCAAGGAGCGTGTTGATAGCGCTGGAGAAGATTGCCGGGAAATCGCTGGTGGCGTGGAATGCGCGCTCCAACATTTCCTCCCGTTCGCGAACGGTGCGGAGCATCCCGCGATAGCCCATGGCAGCCGCAGCAAATTCGACGACGTCATGATTATCCATGAAGCCGCGAGCCTGAGACGCCTGGTCGCCGGTCGGCTGATCAATGCCGCCGAGGCGGAATGCCAGCGCGGTCGTCAGACCGGCCCGCCGCGTTTCGGCTTCATCCCGAACAACGTGAACGCCACTGGTCGGTGTGCGAGCTGACTGTGCGGTCATGTGATCGAAGGCCTGCGCACGAAAGGCGTCAACCGCAGTACCATTGCGAAGAGCCGCCTGGATGACCTCATTCGTCATTCCGGCACGCGTGCCGATGTCGTAGATGTCGGCGGCACGGGCGCCATCGGAGTTAGCAGTCGGGTTAGCCGGCGGCGTGACAGTTCCGTTGGCGTTCGCCTCATCCTGCTCAGCCTTGCGGATATCGCCCTGCAGCGCCTCGATTTCCTCGAGCAGCTTCTTGTGATCTGCTTGGATTGTTCGAGCCGCATCCGGGGCGGTATCGTCCTTCAGCTCCGCGATCTTGTCGGTCGCGCGTTTCTGGAGGTCAGCAAGATTGGCACGCATGACAATCAGCGGGATAGCAAGGTTCGGGCCATACTCGCGAACTGCATCAAGCAAGGTCGCAATATGAACTGGAGCGTGCGGCATTGCGGCAAAGGCTTCGGAGACCAGTCCGAAGCTCATTACACATGCGATAGCGAGCGTGCAGGCTACCGCCAGTACGTTTTTCATCTTCATGGATGTTTTCCTTGAAAGGGCCTTGCCCAGAGGCGTCAGATGGGCGACCGCCGAGGCGGTTTATGGCATGCGGTAGCCTGCGCTAGCCTGCCAATTCCTGTTGCCGCATCTGCATCTCCATGCGCATGCGACGAATTCTGTTGGTGGTAGAAAGGTCAGGATCGACGCGGCAGGCGAACAGAGCGCCTTCGTCTTTGCCGCTGCGGATCTGGGCGCCGGGGTCAGCAGGGATGGGAACGGCGGAGATTTCCCACGGCTCCCAATCGATTACACGGTGCACCGGTGTTTTCCCCTCGCGCTCCGTCTTCTCGACCGCATGGATGCGATAGCCGACTGAGATGTTGGTGACGCTTCCCTCCTTGATCTTTGCAACGCGGTCGACTGCATCAGCTGCGTTGGAAAGACGGATCTTGGCGACGCCAATGCCGCCCTCGATCCGGGCAGAGCCTTTCACGACCGAGCCAATGACGTCAGCAAGGCTCCATGTCCCGTGCGTGTCGAGGAATGGAGCACCCGCATTCAGGCGATCGAGACGGATAGCGGATGGGGAAACGACAAGCTCCTCATCAAACTCGCCGTCCATCCAGGTCACTCGGCGAACGGCGGCGCCGGTAGTCCAGACGACGTCGATCGTGTTGTCGCTCTCGTTGAACGAGGCGGCCCGAACCTCCGCATTACGGCTGAGCTGCGGCAGCCGGATGATGTTAGTCATTCTGCGCTCCTTCCGCTGGCGCGGCGTTGGTTCTGGCGCCGTTTGCCGGCCGCCGTGGGTCGATGTCGAGAGGTACGTTGTTCGCATCCGCGAACTTGAAGAAAGCATCGAAGTCGCTGACGACCTTTCGCCAGTCATGACCCCAAGCCGAGATGAAAGTCTGCGGCGACATGCGGCCCGCACGCACGGCAAGAATGTCAGCCTCCAGATCCTTCTTCGGATCGATCGGCTCAACTGCCGGCATGACATGGTCGACTCGGTACCCTTCTTTGCGGGTAGGCAGCTTTCCGGACATGAGGGCGTACTCGGCGAAGCGACGATCAACCTTCCGACAAACCATCGGAACGAAGATCTGCCACTGGATCTGCTCGACTAGTCGCCGAAACTCAATCTTTCCCGCCCGCAGCGAGGAGTAGTTCGCTTGAGTAAGGTCCCCGGTCAGCTGGTCATACGAGATGCCTGCACCCGCAGCCATTGCCCAAAGGCCGGCTTTGTAGGCTTCACCAAATACAGACTGTGACGATGGGTTCGCAAAGGTGATCTCGGAATCCCCGATGTCTTGAATCTGTCCGGGCTCGATGCGCGTGACCTTCGTGCCTTCGTCGTCCTTTTTCGTCACCAGCGGGTTTGCGGCACCAGGCGACCTTCTAAGGAAACCAGCAAAGCTCGCCTGCGTTCGCTGCTGAACGATGGCGGCCTCCATCAGATCCTGAATTTCCTTCGCGTTCAGAAGAATGGGTGCGAACCAAGAGATACCGCGCATCTGGCCGAGGCGCAGAGGGCGATAGAGGTGGCAAAGGTCATTCCAAGCTACGAGCTTCGATCCTTCACTTCCGAACGAGACTCCCCCGTCTCCGGGATGCGCTGAGTGGAGGTAGAGCCCTTCTCGCAAGTTCCATTCGCCAATCTGGACGCCTAGCCGGACATTGCTTTCCCGGCCAAGCAGGCTATCCCGCGACGTATCGATGAGGTCGCCTTCGAGCCCCTGAAGTCGCAATGGAACGCTGGAGCCTGCATCCGCCAGACTGATGGGAAGCATCCGTAAGACGCTGTCACCGCCCTCGGCCATGGATCTCAAAATGAGCGACTGCTGACCACCATAATCAAGGACGCCCTCGATATCCGAACGCTCCTCCCACTCCTCTCGAAGCAGGCGATAGCGATTATCGGCACGGTCGCTCCCGGTATTAGGGACAGTCATAATCCCGGTACCGATGACATGAGACGTCAGAACATCGAGGATTCGCTGTCCCGCCCAGCCGTTGCGCACAAAGTCGCGAGCGCGATCGCGCAATGTGGTGAGCGCGCCTGCTACCTCGGTCGTGGCAGACGTGCCGCGACCGCGCCACGCCTTGTTGCGCCGGCCGAACTGAGCAGCCGCGTAGTCGCGCTTTTCGCTCGATCGCAGCAGCTGACGAGCCGCAGCACGGTTAACACCCGAAACCGGATCGAAAAACGATATGACCTTGTCGAGGACATTCATCAGTAGCCGCCCCCGTACTCAACGAAGATCGCACCGCCGCGATCGCTTGTACCCTCGACCTCCGACTTAATAAGGTCGCGGGCAATTAGCATGTCTTTCAGGCTCTGGTACTCGACTTCATGTGTCTGGAACCGAACACGCTTGGCGCCGGTCGCGATCGCCTGATTGATTGTGTCCAGATCTGCTTGCGTCCACGCCATATTCAGCGATCCCAGAAGGAGGAGGTATCATCGGAGGAGTACCAGCCGCCCTCTTCATCTGAGGTCGGCTGGGTCGAAATTTCGACCGGCTGCGGCGTGTTCTGCATCGCCGCCTGTTGCGCGACGACCAGCGGCGCCGGCGCAAATAGGTCAGGATCGATCACAGCATCAGGCAACCCGCGCATCGAAGCCAACTGCCGCCACTCATCGGGCATCATCCGGGAGATACCCAGATAATCGCCGAGAGCATCACCATAGACCTCGCAATCGAGAAAGTGGTTCTGCTCCCCGTTGCGGACCGTCCAGACACGGCGAGCAAGACCCTTGAACTTTCTCTTCTTGTCGACGCCCAGATACTCCGACGTGATCTGACGGAAATAGACCTCATCCATCCAGCCGCCGAAATGGCAGTATCCGGGCGGATCGAAGTCCTTCCCAGCCGCGCGGCCAACCTTGTGAAGGTTGGCGTAAAACGCGCCCTTCAAAGACCAGGTGCCCACACCCCAGACCATGACACCGTTGCGAATGCGTTGGCCGTTGAAGTTGATTTCGACTGGCGACGGTTGACCGATCGCCGGCCGCTGCCACCCATCTAGCCCCTTCAGCGCAAAGGTTGCTGCCTTGCCCCGCGCCCAGGTGTAGACCACGTGGGAACGGTATCCGGAGTCGATGCCAAACGCGTCGACGGAACGATGGCGGCCGAAGGCATCCGGCCACTGCTTGGTGCGGAGCTCCTCGAGCTTCAAGAACGCGCCGGCATGTGGATCATCCGTGGCGCCCTCGATAAACCCTGCGTCGACACGCCAGGACTGGCGATCAGGTCCGAAGGCCTTGAAGACGTAATAGATGCCGTTCAGCTGGACGTCGGCGGCACCCACAAAGACTAACCCGAGCGCAGGGATGCGGCCGCGCAGAAGTTCAGGATCACGGCGTTCCATCAGTCTGACGTGGTCCGGCGCGTCGCCCTTCATGTCGTAGGGCAGGCCGAGGATCAGATTGTAGAAGGTCTTGAGTTTGTGTGGATCGTCCTTGCACTGGCAGAACTCTGCAGCGATCTCGTGCCACGGCACGAATGGCGACGACAAAGCATCGAAATGATAGGAAGGATACGCGCCTGGTCGCGGGCTTTCCGCGACCCAGCGACCCTTCTTCATCAGGCCGACTTTTTCATGTGGCTCGATGATCGAACCGCAGCAAGGCGTGACGTAATGAGGCTCGTAAGGGAACGCGTCATTGAACCGGAAATGTATCCGGTCAAAGACAAACTTGAAACGCTCCCCGCAGCCAGGGCACGGCATCTGCCAGTAGCGCTGGTCTCCGGCCTCGAAGTAATCGTCGATCTTCGACGCGCCCTTGATGGTGGGCGTCGAGATGTAGACCCGCAGCCATTCGCCCGACATCAGGAACGACGTCTGGCGTGCCTTGACCATCCCGATGGGATCGCCCTGCCCGTCGAGGTCGTCCGGATACTCGTTGACCTCGTCGAGAAACGCTTTCTTGATTGTCGATGAACGAAGGTCGGCAGCCGAGCTGGCGATCGCGAGCTTGAGCGATCCGCCCGGAAAGCGTTTCGCCTGCGCGGTCGAACCTTCACCGCTGCGGCTTGTCTGTTCTCGCACGAGCTTTCTAAGCTGCGGCGACGTCTGCAGCATGACCGTAAGCTTCTCTCGGTTGAACTCCGAGAGAGCGCCGGTCGTCGGCTGCACAATCATCATGCGGCAAGGATCTTGCCCGATGTGGTAGGCGGCTGCCGCGAGGAGAAGCGTCGTGAAGCCGGTCTGCGCCGACTTCCGAACGGCGATCTCGTTGACGCCACTTTCCGTCATCGTGAACTGGAGAGGTTCGACGATGTACGGCGTCAGGCTGTCGTCCCACAATTCACCCGCTTTTGGGCCATCTGGCACGACCATGTTCGAGCGGGCATAGTCGACTGCCGTTGCCTGTTCGGTTGGCATGATCGCTGCCGAGAGGGCTGCGGCAATAACCGCCAACGCAGACCGTTTCAGCGTAACTCTCACGCGCCTTCCCCAAACATGAAATCAACTTGCAGACCGGCTTTCTCTGCCTCAGCCGCCTCACCTGCGAGCTTTGCCAGCGTTTGCGCCATGGATGTTCGCTGTTCGCGAACCTTGTTTCTGAGAAGCCGGCGCAGGGCCGGTTCCCCTTCCCGCGACGCTTCGATAATTTCAGAAACCCAGTTCAGCGGCGCGCCGAGATCCCGCAGCAATGCTTCGGTCACGCGCACTAGCGCCGTTTCAAGACCGTGCTCGCCGCGTAGCGCGACCAGCTGACCTTGGCGCTCCGCGAGATCCAGCGCCTTCAGCTGAGCATCGTACTTCGCGCGCTCTGTCTGAGCATCGCGAAGGCCTGAATTCACTTCCGAGCTGCTATCGTCGCGTTTCGTTTCTGCGCCGATCTCTTTGGCTGCGTCACCCACCGCACCGATCGCTCGGTCATAAGTAGCCAGCTCGACCAGGCGCCGCCTTCCATCTCGACGAGTGGTAATCCGACCCTCGTCCTCAAGACGGTTAACTTTCTCAGCGGCTGTCTGCTTGCTAACACCCTTGCGGCGAGCGAGCTCGGCCACCGTGATCCAAACACCGCCATCGACCGAAAGGAGGTTCTGTTGTGCGTCGGTTGCCATCGGAGTCAGGTCGTCAGCCTTTGAGTCAGGTGAGTCAGGTCAGTTTTCCGTCCGCCGTGACTAGCGAAATTTCGGGGTCGTCCCGGCCCGTATGGGGGCAGCCCCGAGGGAGGACCCGTTAGGGGGGGTTGGGGTCGGCGGGCCCCAAAGGGGTCGACTGGCCTGCCCGACCGTTTACTGGGGAAGGAGGCGATCGATTTCGTGGAGCACGCGAGGAGCAAGGTGCTCCTGTATGATCTCGGCCAATACGTCGAGGTAGACGTCCGGATTGTTCGTGATGGCATGCGCTGGGTTGGGGCCGAATAGCTCACGTATTGGCAGACGTTTGTCCGAGACCCTCATCGCCACTGCCCTGTGTCCACTGTCCATCTCAGCGAGGAATGCGCCGGCATATGAGCCTCGCGCCCGAACTCTGACACCGCGTGAGGTTTGGGTTGCTCCGAGCTTGTAAAGCGGCACCCATCCGGATTTGACGATGACGTCCTGCGTATTGCCACCGGCATTGAACCGCGCCGTCGTCGCCTTTCGAACCACGCCTTGCGGCAGTCTCGTATGTTCTGCCGAGCGCTTGACTATGCGGGTTCGAGCCATCTCGCGCATTCGGCGCATGGCGCTCGCCAGCGCCTTGGTCTTGATGCCCTCGGGCAGAGCCCGGATTGCACGTGACAGGTTGAGGATTTCGCTTGCGTCGAAACGAAGCTCTGCTGTCACGTGCTGGCTCCCGGAGAAAGGCCGCTGAAAGTCAGCGGCTATCCTTTAAGCAAAAAAGGCGACCCGAAGGCCGCCTATCTCATAGCAGTAGCACTTGCCCAGAACCGCGCCTCGTCGAGGCAGTCAAGGCGGGGTCTGACCGGTAAGCAACCCTGAAGATTTCGCTTCATTCGCCGATGGTCGAGCCATCGACTGATTGGGCCCACGCTGGGATCTCAGATCGTCCGAGGCAATTTGTAGTCAGATTTTTTCCAGCTGCGCAAGATCCAACTCCATCGGATTTTTCCGACCGAAAAGCTCGACCTCGACCTTCACACGGCAGCGCTCGACATCGATCGACATCACCCGCGCCTCGAAGGAGGCGAACGGTCCATCGCTGATGCGAACAATCTCCTCAGGCAGAAAATCTACCTTCGGCTTTGTCTTGTGGTCGTATTTGCCCTGCAATGCCATCGCCTTGAAACGAGCGATGGATTCGGCATCGGCCCGCCATGGAGTTTCTGCCCCGCCAACCACCTCGATAACGTCCTTCACCGAGAGCAATCCTGTCATGGCAGCGGCCGTTGGGACACACCGGACGAGGACATAACCGACAATTACGGGCCGCTCCGGGACGATGCGAACCCGTCCACGCTTGACCGTCTTATAGGCGTTGGTGCTGACCACGAGGCTCTCGACATCCGCATCAGCAAGAAGTTTTTCCACAGCGAACTCGCGACCGGTCATCACGCGAAGGCAATACCAGTGCGCCTTTACCTGTTCTGAAGCCGTGATTCGCTCGACATTGGCCTTCGAAGCCATAGAGAGCATCGTCGCGTTGATTCTACGGAGGCTGACGATCTGATCGAGCGCCGGCATCAGGCGGTTCATGTCGACCTTCTCGGCCATTGTGATCTTACGCTGCATTATCATCGCCCTTGCCCTCGTTAAGTTTCGCCTGAAAATCCGTCATTGCCGTTTCCGGCTCACCAGCCGGAAGATAGAGCCATTCGAGACCTGTAGACGGCAGCCACGGCCATCCCATGCGCTCGTGCAGAGCCTGCCACCGACGCGCCAGATCACTGTCACGATGCACCGCCTTGAACTGCTCGGAGATCCCGAGCAGCGGTCCAGGCACCGTCATGCCGACCGCACGCTCTGCCCTGGAATGCATGTCGGTGACCTTCGGCCAGCCGTAGCGCGCCTTGCGCTCGCGATCGACGAGGCGAGCAGCGTCTGCGTCCCGCATCTGCATTTTCTGGAATGCCGTCAGCGTCGGCCAACCGACCGTCGTCATCGGCTTCGACAGTTCTGCCAGGCGCAGCGCCATCCATGGGCGGCTGAACGGATTATGCACCGACGGTGGAGCGAACTCCGACTTCGGATCGTCCATCTTCAGCCAACCACGCTCCCGGAGGTAGACGCTGGGATAGACGAAGTTTGCCTTGGCCGCCTTGCCGGCCGCGATGAAGGCGGGAGTGCGAGCGATGCATTCTGCCCGATCCTCGTCGGTCAGTGCGAACCACTGCTTGCGAGCCGCATCCTCGCTTGTGTGCTGATAGCCCGGATAGGTCGGGTACCAGAGCTTGAACTTCCGCTCGATCGCTTTCGGGCTTTCCTGAGAAGAAGCCTCGCTCGCGCGCTCCCTCTCAGTTACGGGTTCTATTACTGGTTCCCTTACAGGTTCTATTGAGGACTCAGGAGTCCGGTTCAAACCGTCAGAATTGTCCGGTTCAAACTGCTCTTCCTGTCCGGTTGTCGCCTCGGATGAACCGGACAAATTGTCCGCTTGATTTTCCGCCTTCTCGGCAGGGGAAAACGCACGGAATCCGTTCTCGAAACCGAGGCTGTAGCGGTTCGCCTTGCGGTTCTTTCCCTCGCGCTGCTCGATCCAGTTGACGAGGCCCTTGTCGCGAAGCGCAGCCAGGCAGCGGCGCACCGAGCGCTCGTCGATCTCGCAGGCGTCGGCCAAATAGTCCTGCTTGGGATAGCAGCCGAAGATCGGGTTGTGGCAGTCGGCCAGATGCCACAGCACCCGCGCCTCGGCGCAGCTGATGCCGCGTACCTTGACCGCCCACATGGTGGCTTCGTGGCTCATGCTGCCGCCGCCTCCTGTAGGGCGTAGCCGCCCCACTGTGCTGCCGCCGCTGCGGCGATGCCCGGATAGGTCTCCGAACGAAGCTTCCAGCGATCGACGGATGGCGGGGCGCGGTGCACCCGCGCCCACCGGTTGCGCTCGTCTGTTCCGACCGCCGGAGGCGTCAGCTTGTTGGTTGGTACCAGCTTTGGAAGGCCCTTGAGATAGAAGCTAGTTGCCTTCAGCGCTTTATCGCCAAACCACCACGGCTGAACTGTTTGCGCCGGCGGTTGATAATTTCGGATGCGTTCCTTCGCATGGCGATGCATGACCGGGTTTTCGATGGCGATACGCTCGATCGGAGCATTCCAGCAATCCGAGAAAAGAGCAGCACCGTCATCGAGATCCGACCACATCTGCTCCAGCGTCTTGCCTGTCGGCGGCTTTGTAAGCCAGCGGACACCAGAGTTGCAGAGACGCGTGCACGGCGGATGCATCACTGCCAACAGGTCCCAGCCCTCCGCGAGCAGATCACGGACGTCACCGATGATATGTCGGTTGCTGCCGTCCACCGATGGCAAAAGATCGCACGACCAGACATCGTGCCCCAGCTCGGCAAAGGCGCGCCGCATGCGCCCCGATGTCTCGCAGCCGATCAAAACCCTCAAGGAATTCCCAGTCATTCAGCCCCCGTGGCGCCCGCCCGCGCCGCTATGTTCAGATCAATTAAGGTGAGGTTCAGCGCGAGAATGCGCGTTTGTGGCATCGCCCCGTCCGGCGTGCGCACAGAGTTCACGGCAGCAAGCCGTGCATCGAGGAAGTTGATGCCAGCGTCGAAGCCGACGGCCTGCAGCAGCTTGCGAATGTCCATATGGTCGCGGAAAACCACCCCGTCAGGGACTCGCCGCAGCCAATCTGCCCGCTCCGAATCCGTCGACATGTCCGCGAGGATATCCAGAAGAGGAAGCATGGCGTTCACGAGACCTCGCTTTCCGCCGGCTGGAATTTCTTCCAGTCGACGCGTACGAGATCCGGATGCTGGTTGCCGTAGGTTCCGTCCTCCTGCAGCTCCCACACGAACCACGCCGTGTTCATGCGGCTGCTGGCTTCCGGGCCGTCCCAGCCATCGCGGTGCATCATCGGCAGGCGGCGGGTGAAGACGTAGATGCGCGCCGGCGGATTGTCGTCCATTGCGAAGTTGCGGTCTTCGTCATCGAAACCGCAGACGAAGTTGAGGTTCAGCAGCAACGCCATCTTGCGCGGCTTATGGATGCGCAGCGCGTGCGCCACGTAGCTATTCAGCACCTGCCCATAGGGCGGATTGGTGACAATGTCGAAACTGCTGGCACCTTCCGGATCGCCTTCCGTTGTGAGGAAGTCGACCTGCCTCTGCACCTCCCCGAAGCTGTCTGCCGTGCCGTAGTCGACGAGGTCGGAGAGCACGACCCCGTAGCTTGCCGCTTCGAGCATACGGGCAATCGCGCCCTTGCCACATGATGGCTCCCACACCGTCGCGGTAAAGGCTTCGAGCGCGAGCAGCGTATGCATCGCCTCGGGTGGAGTTTCGTACAGGTTGTGGCCGCGCTCTTCCTTTGTCGCGGTCGCGGTACCTACCGCTGCCTTGAGGTTGGCACGCGACGGCTCAAGCCCCGCGTCGACACGTGCCTGAATTGCGCGCTCAACGAGACCCGGCGCCTTCCGCTCAGCCTCAGCCAGCCTGCGCGCCTCGTGGATCTCCTTGCGGGTGAGCCCAGCCTCCTCGGCAGTGAAAGCGTTCTCGTCTGGAACGCTTTTCGGACGACCCTTCAACGTCTTGCCATCGGCGACGGCGCGATCCCATTCTTGCGCGAGCAGGATCTTGGCGCGAGCCTCGATCAGCAACGCTTCGGCCTGCAGGCGCCGCGCCTTTTGCACAAGGCGATCCTTGGCACCGACCCGCGCGGCGAATTGCGCGCCGGCCTTTGCCTGGTCGTAGGCGCCGGACGCGAGAATGCGGGCCGCCACCGCGTCGCCCTCGTCGAGAAGCGTGCGCGCCCGATCCACCACCTGAACGAGGCCGGATGCATCGGCATTCACGATCGAGATGACGGCGTTAGCATGAGCTTCAACCGCAGCCTCGGGTTCGTCGAACTCGTCTAGCAAAGCGACATATTCCCGCGTCTTTTCGGTTGGATAGAAGCGCGTGCCGACCTTAGGATCTCGCGAGAGCAATTGTCGGCCATTCAGGCGTCGGGCAGACGCGACATCGCGTTCTTCAGGGCAATCGATGACGCCATCAGCAACGGCCTTGCGAAGCATTTCGTTCGCCTTGTCACTGAGCTTCATTACTCGCACCTCATGACAAGGTCGAGGTAGGCTTCGCCTTTCTCGGTGATGGTGACGAAGTGAGGGTCGTCGTTGAGGCGCGCGAGGTAGCCACCATCGACGGCCGGGCCGGCGCCGCGCAAATCACAAGCCAATGAAAGCGGATACGCCCGGCGGTTCTGCCGGGCGTAGAGCCTTACGCGGTAGAGGAGGCGGCGACCAGCGCTGCAGAGCCCTGGTTCCATGATCATTCCCCGACCACTTTCAGCTCTGTCTTGGCGCCGCCGGTCGCCTTGATGACTGCGAGCGACTGACGGAACTGCGACAGTCCTCGCTCGATCGCAGACGCCTCGCGATCCATCGAGTGAGCCTCAGCCGGCGTGACGATGCCGTCCGCCATGGCTGTAGCGCTCGCCGCCATCAGCGAAGCCGCCTTCTGCATCAGCTCGGAGTAGGAGGTCAGAACATTGACGTTTGCCTTTTGCTCCGCATCGGGGTCCGAAAGGCGCCTGCCGCTCAGCTCCGCCATCGCCTGCGTGACGACCGGGACGCCACATTCGTTTTCCAGCGCGTAGACGACGGAGATCGTCATCAAATCCGTGTCACGCGGATTGTTCATCCGGCCGATATGGCTGGCCGAGACCGAGGAGATCTCCGAAGCGCGGTCGATGCCGCCTACCAGCTTGATGAGATCCCGCTGCGCTGCTTTGACACGATGAAACCAGGCATCCGTAGACATGACAAAGTCCTTTCCCGCGCCGGGAATTCCGAGCGGTTTTTCCCGTGGTGGGAATTGATCGAAAATGTGAGTTTCAGTCCGTCAGCAGCTCACGGAGGTCCGCATGACTGAACGAAACTTCGAAGAGAAAGCGCGCCGGAAAGCGGAAGTCGTGCAATCCGGCGCGAGGTGGCGCGGCCTCGGTGGCCGCACTGGGAACAACGGGATTTCATGCCGCCTCCTTCACAGGCTCGGGACGGCGCAGAGGGCCAACATCTGGCCAAGCAACGCTTTCGGGCCAGTTGTCGGAAAACCATTGGAGAGCACGCTCGAACGTGCCGGTGGCGAGATCGCCGCCGTCGACAATGTCGTCGAGCTTGGCGCCCCGGTTGAAAACGATCGTCGACAGGCGCTTGCGACCGAAACCAGAGGCTTCGGCGTAGGCATCGGCAATAGTGATAAGTTGCTCTCTTAAGGTCATGGTGGCAAAATGCGGTCAAATGGCCGCATCTGTCAAGATCAAATAACCGCTTTCCAATGTTCGTACTGCGGCTGATAATCCGCACATGGAGAAATCTGTGACAGACATCCTCAAAGATCTCATTGCCGAGCAAGGGCTTACGTGGGAAGCCGCGTCCCTCAAGAGCAACTTGGAGCGGAGCTATTTTCGCAAGCTATTTGAGCGCGGCGGCGCTTCCCCGCGCGGTCAAACGTTGAAGAAGATCTCGGATGGCCTTGGCGTCCCGATGACGGTTTTGCTGGGTGAGTCCACCGACGCCAGCGCCATCAATATTGCCCCCGCGCTGAAAACCGATGTGCGCCCCGCATCTGCCCACTTGCCTCTTCCGATGGAAATGGCGAAAGATGTGCCGGTCATGGGAACGGCGGCCGGGTCTCACCTCAGAGGTGCATTTCAGCTGTCTTCCGAGCCGGTAGACTACGTGAGGCGCCCGCATACGTTGATAAACGCTCGTAATGTTTATTCCCTCTACGTCGAGGGAACCTCGATGGAACCGCAGTTTCAACCTGGCGATCTTATCTACGTGCACCCGGATAAGCCGCCGCGCTTCGGCGACGCCGTCGTCATTCAGGTGCAGTTGGGCGACAGCGAGGCAATGGAAGCGACGATCGGCATTTTCAGCAAGCGCGCGCCCGAGATGGTGACCATTCGCAAGCACAACCCCAGCGCCGAGATAGAAATTCCGCGCTCGACAATCGTGGCGATTCACAAGGTTCTGTCGGTAAACGAACTCTACGGCGTCTAGCCTCACCAATCCTGTTGACGGACACAAAAGAGCGGCGAATCACTTCGCCGCTCTTTCAGTTTTTGCCTCTATTTTTCAGGTACATCCGCAGCAATGCGGTTAAATAGCCGCACAGATCGTTGACAGCGGGCATTTGTCCGCATTATTGTCCGCTCTGTCCGGCTCTATTCCTCCTCCCAAGACCCGGACCGCCTACGGGGGCGCGCCGCTGCTCTCTCCTCCTCCCGGAGCAGCGGCGAAACCGGGAGGCGAAGGAGAGCAAAGTGCAGACACAGACCTACCCCGCAGCCGTCGCCCGCAGCATCGCACACGAAATGGCAGATCTGGCCCTTGAGCGCGGCGAAGGCATGACCCGCAAGGACTTTCAGGACCTCGGCTACACCAACGAGCAGATCGACAGCTACAGCAAGCAGGCCGCCCAGATCCATTCCCGTCTCTCGGTGCGCCGGGTCCGCTGAAACCTTCCGGTTTTGGCTCCCGCTCCGACCAGGAACGGAGCGGATGCCCAAACGGAAGAAAGGGCTCCTCTCATGCAGACAATTCGGACAGTTCGTCCGGCAGCATTGGCGCTGCCGGAACCGGGATCGCTTTACCTGCGCGTGACGCGGATGCCGGTGACGAGCCAGCGTCGTGCGGAGTTCGCGCTGCTGGCCGTCATCGTTGCGGTTTTGCCATACGCAATCATCCTGCAGGCGACGCGATGAATGACCAGGTATTCCTCGTTCTTTTGTCCCTCGGGTCCACGCTTGCCGGTGGCGCGCTCTATGGCGTCGCGATGTGCACCATCGACAGGATCGCAAAGGTGTATCGGCGCCGCGCTGAGCGCCGCCGTCTCGACACGCTACGTGTCGACAGCACGTGGGATCGCGCACCATGGAGGGATTTCTGATGGCCGAGATCCTGTCATTCCCTCCGAAGCTGCGCCCCGTCTCAAACGATTTCAGCCCAAGCATCGCTGAGGAAATCGAGATTGAGATGGGCCGCATTCGCCGCCGCAAAGTTGCGCAAGCGCTGGAGCACGTGGCGAGCGCTAACATCGATCTCGCTGTCGACAATCTCTGTGGCACGTCCGGCTTCGAAGGCCTCACCGACGAGACAATGATCGGCCTCGCCCACGCGATGATCTGCGTAATCGACGCGCTCGGCTGCCGCAATTCGGATCTGCCGCTCCGCCGGACGCTCAAGGAAACGATCGAGAGGATGGAGAACGCCAATGCAGGCTAAAGCCCTTTCTACTGCCGTGTTTACGCGGGTTGCCCTGCCGCTGCGGCACGAACGCGACAACGTTGGCACCATCGTTGACGCAACCGGACGCGGCATCGTCGTTGTCGATATGCATCGCGAAATGCCAGACGATCAGGTCAGCGCGATCGCCGATATGATTGTTCTCGCCGTTAACGAGCACCTCGGCTTCCCGCCACTGACCCCGCAACTCAAGGCTGTTGCCGATGCGTAAGATGAAAAAGCTGAAAGCTCGCGACCTTCGCCAGCAGACCCTTGATCGGCCGTTTGTCGTCAAGACGATCACGGTCAACCGACGTGTCGTCGCCGGTGATCATGGCGGCATCGCCTATGTCGACTTCACCATGCCATGGACGGCCATGTATGCCGCAGCGCTGAAGGAGGCGAGAACGTGAGCGAAGGTTTTCAACGCGTCCTCACGGAATATCAAGGCGAGGTCGCAGACGCCATCATTGCGGTATTGAGGGGCGTTGAAGTCTCGGATGCTCTTCCGGCAATTTGCTCGCTCCTTGCAGCGACCATCAACACTCACGCGCCAACTCACGCGGAAGCCTACGCCGTAGCGGAAGGATTCGGCGATCAACTGCTCGATCTCGTCGAGTTGGGCCAAGCCGACCAACTGAGGATGGCCCGCTGATGGCAACGCCAGAGGAAAAAGAACGCCTGGCGCAGATCCGGCGGCGCCACGAAGAGGCGAGCACAGATTGGCAGCTCGGCAGTGGCGGCGTTGAATTGTTTGCTGTGATCATCCGGCGGACCCCGCCAGCGCCGATCGTCAAACTTCTCGGCGACTGCGGCTACACCGATCGCGACTTCCTGATGCATGCGCACGAGGACATCACATTCTTGCTGGCGATGCTGAAGCGCGCAGCCGAGAAGCTGCGCAGCGTCATTCCGCCAGAAGATCCACGCGACATCGAGCGCCGAGAGCGCGAGGCCGCCGAAAAGAACTTCGCGGCCGAGTGCGCGATGAAGTGCCAGACCGACCGCGCCTTCCGTCGGTTCCTCATCGAGCGCCACCAGCTTGAGGACCCTGCCGACACCGAGCGCGTGAAGACGCGCGTCCGATCCATTCTCGCCATCTCCTCTATGGGCGAGCTGAACGAAGACGAGAACGCCGCCGCGCGCTGGAAGGCGCTACGGTCCGATTTCAAAGCATGGATGAAAGTTAGCGCATGACTGACGATGCAACTATTGAGCAAATGCGGAACAGCACAATCCGCCGCGCAATCGGCCCCACAATCCTCCTGGGCTCTGGCACGTATTTCGATTTTCAAGATCCCAGAAGCTCCTCCATCACGATCGAGGACATCGCCTTTGGCCTCGCCTTCGAGGGTCGATGCGCCGGCCAATGCTACAGTCGTATCCTGCAGAAGCGGGTGTTCTACTCAGTGGCCGAACACTGCGTTCGGATGAGTTGGTCTGTCGCCCCCGAGCTCGCTCTTGAAGCGCTCATGCATGAGGTTGGGGAATCCGTGTGTGGGGACATGAGCGCCCCTTTGAAATCCTTGAATCCGTCCTTCAAGCAGATTGAGAAGAACTGCGAGGCCGCGATTCTCGAAAAGTTCGGAGTAACCATCACCGACCCCGTGGAGATTAAGCGGGCCGACCTGCGGATGCTCGCTACCGAGCGCAGAGATCTTTTGCCGTGGAAAGGCGAGAGATGGGGCATCGACGAATACGCCCAGCCATATGACTGGGAGATCATCCCATGGGAGCCAGAAGTTGCCGCCAAAACATTTTTGGCGCGATATGAACAGCTGGTCGCTGCGCGGGGTACCCACGATGGACGCTAAGCAGCTTCGCATTCTGCAGCACTCGCTGGGCCTCGATCAATATGGCCGAGGCACCTTCTTTCGGAACCACTTTGTGACCGGAGAAGATAGCAAGGACCACGGTGATTGCATGGCGCTAGTCAAGGCGGGCTTCATGCGGGTGCGGAAAGATCATCCGCTAAGCGGCGGCGATCACGTCTTTTGGGTTACCGACGCCGGCAAGGCTGCTGTAGTCGAGCAAAGCCCACCGCCGCCAAAGCTTTCACGTGCCAAGCAAACCTATCAGGACTGGCTCGACTACGACAGCAGCATGTCCTTCATCGAGTACGCGAAGTGGAAATCGCGCCAGCGCACGGAAGGCCGGGTCTCCAGATGAGCATGTCGGAAAGCACCTACCGAGCCGAACGTGCTCGGCAAACCGAGATCCTGTCCCAAGCCGTAGCGAAGGTGATGCAGGAAGAAGCCAACCACTTTGATCCGCCAATGCTCAACGCGGCAATCGGCGCACTCGTTGCCAACCTCGCGGAAACACTTGCCGCGATCGGAGATCAACGCTCTCGCAAGCAGATGCGACAGCTCGTCGAAAAGGAGCTTTCGCGTCAGGTTGCGCAGCTGGTAGCGGCGGGCCGCCCAAATTCGAAAACCATAGTCGTTGATGGAGGGCTTCACTGATGGCAGATCGCCATATGCTGATCCAAGCACTCTCAAGGCTGGCAGGCAACCGCCACTCTGACGGCACCTCTTCAATCGTCAGCCAGGAGGATCGCACGACAATCATCAACGGTTGCCACGATCTGATGATAGCGGCTCGTCAGCCTCCCGTTCAGCTTGTGCGGGGGTACCCTGCTGACCTGACGGACGATCTACGCGAGATCCTTTCCATGATGATGTGGACCACCGGGCCAATCGCACACGCTCTTCGTGAAGGCGGACAGGACATCAAGCGCAAGGCCGAGGATGAGCAGGCAGAAGTCATGCACTGGCTGATCGGTCTTGCTCTAGAACACGGTAGCGAATGGCGGGCCAAGGCGTCTGACCGCATCCGCGAGATACGAGCCGCCCTCAGTGCTTCGGAGGTGGAGGGATGAAGATCGCTTCGCAACACGCCTGGAAAGATAAGGATTACAAGCCACGCCATGACTGGCCGGGGGATACTTTTGTGCAATGGGGCGGCAGCGGCGTCGTTCTCGGAAAGAACCCCTACACCACGGCATTCTTTGAGGCTTTCCCCGACAAGAACGTATCGAGCGCCGGCGGCTTTATCCGTGGGGAAGGCCCGACGATCGAGGAGGCAGAAGCCGCCGCTTTCGCCAAATTCACGAAGCAGGGCGAATGCAATCATCTGTGGGGACGCGAGAAATATCGCAATAGCGGGCAGCTATGCCGGCATTGCCGCGCGTTCCGTTGCGATCAGCTCAAAGAGGTCGTCATCCTCGGCAGACACCGCAAGCCGGTGGAGTGGTGGGAGGCGCATACGTTGGAGATCGATAGCGGAAGCAAGTATGTCCGCATCCTTCGCCTCAGAGCCAAGCTGTTCGGCATAACTGAGCGACCGCCCAAAGCGACCGCAACAGACGCGTTCATCGCATCTATCCTACCTGAAAGCGACGAGCCTCACCCCCCGGCGCCCGTAGAGATCGGAGGTGCGGAATGAGCTTCGTAGGCCTTGGCAGCAAGCGTGTCACCGCTAGGAAGGCACACGTATGCGTGTGGTGCGGACACCGTATCTTGATAGGCGCTCGCTACGATCGACAGAGCGGCATCATGGATGGCGACTTCCAATCGAACGCTTGGCACGAGGCGTGCTTAAGGGGTTTCGACGCATACTATGACGAAACTCGAGAAACAGAGTTCGAGCCCGAAGAGCACGAAATGCCGTTCTTCGCGCTCTATCAGCTTGAGACGCAGACCCCACCGCCCGTTTCGAGGGAGCTTGGGGAATGACGGCGAAGGAAATCATCGAGGCTCTCTGGAGAACGATACGATGAGCGCCGCTTCAGCATCGAAGCCTGTTACGATCGACCGAATTGAGCGAAGCCTAGACAGGCTTGCGCAGATCATGGTCGCATCTGGCGCTGAGGGTCGCGCCTACCTGCCGATCTATGAGCGGCTTGAAAGCGAACTTGAAGCGATGCACGATACCGATGACAAGATGTCGAGGATCTACGCGCGCGTCAGACGATCGAAGGATCGTACGGCAGCTCGATCTTCTTAAGTTCCGCCTGCCGTAGAACCAACGAACCGCCCTCTCCGTATTCCGGGCGGTCGATCGAGTGCCCCATCAGGATGCGGCGCAGCTCGGAATCCACCCTCGCCTCCTTCATCATGTCCTCGAAGCTATGCCGGAACGAATAGACGGTATGCTTCGGTGTTGGGAACAACTCGTTCTCCCGGAAGAACTTATTGAGCGCTGCCGATAGGTTGCTTTCCTTGTCCTTGTAGCGGGGGAAGCCGTTGGGGTGCTTCTTCATGACATCGAGCGCGATACCGACGAGCGGCACGACGCGGATCGAAGACTCGGTCTTGATCTCGCGCGGATCTTCCGGATCGTCACGCGGCTCTATTTTCAGATGCGGGACGGGATGGTTGAGCACGATCATCTCGGGCGGCAGATTGCATATCTCGCTCGGCCGAGCACCGAGCTGAGCCACCACCAGGACCACGCCGCGAGCCTCGTCATTGAGATTGGCGAGCTTCTTCGACTGGAAAATTACGTCCCTTATCCAGTCGATCGGGAAGGACGGGCGCTTTCTTTTCTTCTTGCCGCGCTCCTTGTAGCTCATTTTCTCGAACGGGTTCCGACGGTCGATCTCACCGAGATGAGTGAAATATGACCGGTAGAGAACGCGGAGATTGCCGATCAAGCGATTGCCGTGAGACGGCGTGTGGGTTGCCGGCCCCTCCTTCGGAGCAATCCGCTTCATCCAGTGATCGTAGAACTTCCGGGCATCGTCGCGCGAGATCTTGTCCATCTCAATGTCGCCGACGATCTCGACGAAGTAGTCGACCGCGAGCTGCTTGCCGTTCGTCCAGCGGACGCGCTGCCCCTTGCTTTTCCCCGCCAGCTCGTGCGGCACGATTTCGTCCTTATAGGTCTCGAACGCCTGGCTGATGGAGACAGAGGGCTGCGCAACGCCACCGAGCGCCGCCTTGATGGCAGTCGCCGGCGACTGCGGGCTCATGACCGCTTCAATACGCTGAAGGATCGAGCCGATATCTTCCTTCGCGACCTCGCCAGCCGGTCGATAGAAGAAGCCCATGGCCTGCGCCCGCTTGACGGCGGACATGTACGCCGACTTGGCTCCATTCGCCTCGACCCCGAGCGTCAATGACGCCCAGTACTCGTCGTCCGCTCCCTCATAAATGTCGCGCGCTGCCCGCGCTTGAGCGAGGTCGCTGGTCTGCAGCGAGATCCGGACATGCTGCCCGCGTCCGTCGAGATCGACGAGCGGCGTCGGTATTCTTCGCTTGTAATAGAAGACGCCTCCGCGCTCCGTGAGATAGCGGTTCGGGTCCTTCTGCTTTCCGCTTTGACGGCGATGTGCCAT